CCTTCACCTTTGAACAAATTGAGGAACTTATCCATATCCCTCATCTTCTTAACAGCCTCTGACGGTGTAAGCTCCAATTCAATCCTTTTATCGTCCTTGATATCTTCAAAGGTAACCTTCGGAGTCATTTCACCAGTCGGCTTACCTTCATCATCCAGAGCTTCCGTCAAACGAGTTTTAGGACGCAATATAGCGAGAATCTGATCAGGAGAATAAGCATCATGTGCAGCTGCAGCATCAACAATCGAACGTGCTATCGTTGAGTCAGTAAAACGATCGCGCCAGCTATCACGTTCACCAGTCAAGGCTTCAAGCTGTTCATTGTACTTCTTTTCCTGTTGCTTCAGCTTGTCGTTAGCAAGTTCTTCCTTGGTCTTGAGACTTTTCTGAAGCTCATCCAATCTTCCTTCAAGTTCTTCACGTTCTTCGGCGGTCATACTAGCCTTCGTTTTCAGGCTTTCAACTTCCTGCATAACCTTAGTTAGATTGGACTGATACTTCCTTTTCTCTTTCGCAAGGATTGTGTTCACTTGCTCTTGTGTAAAAGAGTCATCACTAATACCAGAATCACCTTCATCGCCTTCGGATGTGGAAGAATCACCTTCTCCACCATCTCCTTCAGCATAATAACTGATTCTTGCCAACGAAAACCAACGCTTCTTGTACAACATCATCCAACTCCTCAAGTTGCCCTATTCAAGGTTATCTCAGTCGCATCGAGCAAGTAAGGTTTCAAATATTTCCAAGCTTCGGCACTTGGAACACCTGCTACGATGTGAGGGAGCATAGTATCCTTGTCATAGGTAGACCTTACACTGGAGAACCCTTGGCTCACCAAAGCCAAATTTTCGGCATCCAGCTCAGTATTTTTACCATCCAGCAGGGCCAGCGCAATATAACAACAAGCCCACTCAATATCTTCGGGTACATCAGTATCCTCACCACGAGGAAATTCATTTTCCTGCGTGTCAGAAGTCTTGTCACCTTTATATCTAAGGCGATTTATAATACGAGTTGCCTGTTTAAGTGCTTTGAGACGATTAGACTCAAGAGCCAAATCCCAAGCTTCTGTGTAAAGCAACTCATCAAAATAGACTTGAGCTTCTGTAGTATTTAGATAAGAAGTAGTGCTCATTCGGCATCTCCTCTTACTTTCTTCGTACCTTTAGTAACATTCTGCGAGTGATCCTGGGAATTTTCTTTTTCTCTACCTGCTTCCTCACCAGGCTCGGTAGACAAATCGTCGACTCCTCGTGCACCCGCAGCTTCCATAGAGGCCACACCGGCTTGGTTTGCCTTACTTTGTGCAAGAGCGATTGCAGCCGCTCTTCTGGCCCTATCTTCCTGAGCTTTTTCAACTTCTCCATCAGGATATCCTCGAGAAGTGCTAGCTAACTCGTTGCTAACAAGTCCAAGTTCCAAATCGTTCCTTATAACCTCCGGATCTATAACGATTATGGTAGCCTTATCAATCTCGCTGTAAATGTTTTCCTTAGTAGAGTGTTGGATCTTATTTCCGATAGTAAGATCGACAATCCTCTTCGAAACTGCCTTCTGGTATTCCAAAGAAGGTATCCTTGGCAACATTTCAGATAATTTATCAGCTTCTTCCTGACGATCTTTATCAGAAACAAGGTAAAAGCGTTCAGGATACTCAACAGTAGCAGGTTTAGAAGTACTACCGTTATACATGTCCCAAATCTTCGCGATTTCATTCTCACCATACTCCAAGATAAGAGCAACATAAGACAAACCGGCTTCAGGTGATACGGTTTCATCGCGAGAACCAGCAGAAGCAAGGTTTAAACCCATCATCAACTCGATATCTTTTTCGAGTTTCTCCTGCTTCCTGATGCTGATAGCCAAAGGCTCTGAGGAAGGATGGATAAATGCTGGTCTATCCAAACCTTTCCCATAACGACGACCAACTGTCGCGCCTACTTTGACATTCTTATCACCAGGCTTAGAACCACTACTTGCTGAACCAGCATCATCAGCAACGGCGTCATCACCTTCTTTAATATGAGGCAACTCAATGGCCGGATTATACTGTTCAGTGTAAAATGGGAAGTTAGCCCTTAAAGCGTATGACATGTCAGAAGAACCAAGATTTGTAAGGGCAACTTGATAGTCTGCAACGTCCTGCAGTAAAGATTGTTTTATCTCGAAGAAAACAAATGGTATCCTCGTAAGTTCGAGGAAAGTTGAGCCTGTCTCCTCACCAGCATCATCGTAAAATGTGACCGAAACATGATCACCTTCAAGTCTGAGATGACGATAAGAGTACTTGGTGTCCACTATCAGACCAGTTTCTTCATCAACTTCGTAATCTTGGTCTTGAAGTAACAACGAAGTAAGCTCATTGTGCTTGTTGAACGACCACGACCTTATATATTCCGCCGAATAAGCGTACATATAAGGCGATGTATTCTTAGTTTCAGCCAACGTAGTAGCGTCATACAAAGGATCCTTATCAACATACACACCGACACGCTTCATAGTAAGTAGCTCTTCTACAATATTCTTCGCCATAAACGCATTCATGGACGAACCTTCGCCATCAACACCAAAACCACGACCATCCATAGCTTTTTGGTAATTGCTGGAGCCACCAGATCTCACGATGTCGCCAAATCTTTGGAACATCGCATTCTTGATCTTGAACAGGTTAGACTTAACCTGCGCAGCACAATAAGATATGCTTTTGCGTGTCTGAAAATCTGTACTAGACTCACGATCTGAGAAAGATTTAAGATATTTATCAACAAACCTCATCCCGCCTTCCATAACATCACGGAATTTCTGCCACTGGAGGTACATGTAATCAAAATCAGGATGAGTTTTGGTTAGTATGTCAGCCATTAGTATTCCTTTATGTCCTCATTAACGCTGGAAATCCCTGTAAGTGCCAAAGCTATCTCGGAATAAGTACGAGCATGAGCAAAATGGTCATCCTTCTCATTACTAATGTAACGAGCAACAGGATTATCATTCTGATCTTTCCGATATACGCGAGCCGGCACTTTGATCTGGCTCCTATATTCTTCATCAAGGTCATATGGAACCAAGATTGACTTATTCTTGAACCTTTGTAAGGCTTTGTCCATCCACGAAGTTCTATCAACGGACACTGTAAGTGCATAATCATCAGCAGGTACACGAAGTTCACGACCACGGATACCATTGGCATAGAAACAAAGCCTAACATGGCCAGGAAAACGACGAGCAAAGTTAGAAGCGATCCTACGTTCAGGATTGGCGTCAATGACGCAGAAAACCACCCTGTAAGTCCTCATCAGGTCGTCAAGTTCTTCAGGCCGAGTCACTTTGCCTTGGGCCAAAACCTTGGCAACAGTGTCGTCATCGAACTGTGTACCATCTTTAGCAAACCATTGAGTAATTTCGTAATGGAAAAAAGTACCAACGTCAATGCCCATCGTCACAATCTGCGGTTCTGAAAACCTATCGACTTGTCGATAACCTTTGGTACAGGCTTCTATGTCCTCATCGGTTATCTGCCCACCCTTGACGACGTGCGGTAGCCCAAGCTTGGAGTTCCAAAACTCCTGTTCGGCGGTCACGTCGGTAAGGCTTTTGAGATATTTCTGCGCGATTTGATAAGGATGCGTCTGCATCGAGTAGAGCTGATTAACGTGGAATCCTCGACTCAACTTACCAAAGGCTGTGGGTTCCCAAAACCCATTTCCAAGCCATTCCGGCTTGGTCTCGTGAGGCAGATGATGCCCGCATTCCCTGCAGACAAGATGCGAATCCAAGATGGACTCATCCTGCGGATGTTCCGCAGTAATGACGAGACATTCCGGGAAAGTCAACTCAGTGTTACGTCCACAGTAAGGGCAGGGGAATATCCAATGCTCTTGAGAGGATTCTTTATAAACAGCGTTAATCCCATGTCCTTCAGCAGTAGGTGTCGAGATCTTGATGATCTGCTGCCTAAGTTGCCCTGATTTACGTTCCTCGGCCAGCTCCACGTTGTTCTGGTCAAACTCATCAAGTTCGTCCATCACGATCAAACCCGCAGGGACGGACTTCATCTGAGAACGTGAGCGCGAGCCACGAATGTATAGGTTCACGGAACCTGCCCGTTTGTGTCCGGTATTGGACACATCCGAGAAAATGTTTTTAAGATGGGCAGAAGCGTCAAGAGCCGCATCAAAACGGTCTGAGGAGAAGTCAGTGGCGTCCGGCTTCTGAGAGGGGAGTAAGTAAAGCACAGAAATCTTCAAGATGTCGATGAAGAAAAAGGCTTTATTAAGAGCCGTCTCGGTGTAACCCATCTGCGCAGACTTCTGCCCAACTATGAGATCAGCGTCACAATCATGCATCTCCTTAGCCCAAGGATGGTAACGAAAAGTCCATTTACCAGGGTAAGGTTCACCCATGACCCGATAGAGCTTCGCCCAATCGGAGCATGTGTGAATATTCTCCCGGCGCAATGTTGTAACACATTGCTTAAGGAAATCTGTACTAAGCTTCGTCATCGTCACCGAAATTCGCCACCATGAGCTGTTCGAACCGGTTAATGACCGACTCGACGACCTTCGTGTCCTCGACCTCCTCGGTAATGATCTGTGCCAAACCCGAGGCCAAGCGCAGAAGCGCTTGTCTATCCATCATCTGACCCATCTGGATGTCCAGTTTGTTCATGGAACTCACGACCTTCTCGATCTTCAGCACGAGATCCGAGATGATGTGACTATTCAAGATAAGGTCGTGTTCATCATGCAGTTGATTAAGCTTCTCCTCAAGGATCATGCGCAAGATGCCAGCTTCATCCCGCAAGCTCTTAATGTGATCATTCTCAGCGAAGCGATTAAGCTTGGACTGCCAGCGTTGAAGTTGGTAATTGCGGTAACGCTCACGATCCTGGCTTGCCTTCTGCTGAACACCACCATGGATGGGACAATATTGTGTCCCAGGTACAACTTTGTTATAACACTGATGACCATCTATCATGGATTGACAGCGTTCAGGATCATCGTCACTTGTGATTCTTTGTATCTCTGCCATGGTTCCCT